ACCCATTTAAGCAATTTAATAATTTTGTTAAGAGGGAAATTATTGATAGGGGTTTGGCTAATAAGACTAATCCACGTGTAATGGATATTTCCTGTGGTAAATTCGGCGACCTGGATAAATATGTGGTTAATAAAATATCATCTTTTGTAGGAATTGATATATCTCCTGATAATTTACTTAATAAGGTTGATGGTGCTCCAGTTCGTATGATAGAACGCTCACGTGCGAACACAGCAGTTGGTACAACTATTCGTAAATTAATACCAAAGACTATGTTTATAATTGGAGATGCTACTAAAAATTTGGCATCTAGTGATGCTGGTAGTGATATGCTTTCCAAATATTACTTAGATGTGCTATATGGACATAAGAAGGCTTCGCATAAGGGTAAATTACAGTCCCTATATGGGAGTGCATTAGCACAATATCATTTACTAGTATGTAATTTCTCTATTCATTATATGATGAATGATGAGGAACAGTTTCATGGATTTTTGTTGAATATTAAGCAGAATTTGAAAGACCAATGTTATTTCATAGCAACTTGTTATGATGGTCCGTCGTTAGTTGCTAAGACAAAGGCGGAAGGTACAGATGGTAAATTGGTAAGAAAGATTGATGATACTATGATTTATAGTATGGAAATTGATGAAGATACGATGGAAGATTTCAGTGGTTATGGTAAAAAGGTAAAATTTGGGTTTGAAACATTTTATAAGACTAGTGATGAGAATTTGGTAGATTTGGAGTTTTTGAAAGCGGAGGCTATTAAGTTTAATTTGAGACTAGTAGATAGTAAATTATTTACAGAAGAACCTGATAATATGTTCCAGCAGTTTATGAAATCAAAGGCAGAACTTCATTCTCAAATAGAGGACGAACCTATATTGAGGGAATTAATTGATATGGAAAGGTGGTTTATATTCCAGAAGGTTGATGATTTGGAAGAGGAAGATGATGATTAATACTTTTCTAAGAATATAATTTATAGTTAATATTTCACATATAAATTTTTTATAATTTTTTTTATAAATTTTTTTATAAATTATTTATTTTAACTATCTATTTTTTATATAATTTAGGATATTTATCATAATGAAATTCGCAAGTTTTATAAGCATCTATTTTCCCTTCGTGTGGATATCTTTCATTTTTTGGTAAGCATATATTCCAATTTTTACTATACTTTTTTTCTAAATATTTTTCAGGATTATTCATTACATTAACATAAAATAAATCATTTCCATTCTTAAAACTTACTCTCTTTATTGGGTAAATATCTTCTCTTGTTAAATAATTAACATTAGTATCATCTGGAAAAAAAATTCTTCCATTATTGTCTTCTTTATAAATATTGATGTCTAATTGTAAACCATTGTGCCAGTGTGTTCCTCCATTATTGGTATATTCTATATAACAACTATTTAAATCTCTTATTTTACCTTTGATATTATTGTTTATTGGATAATGTTTATCGGTTTCATAATCTTGAAACCACATATTTTTTGGTAATTCTGTTTTTAATGCTCTTTTCAATTTATCGTAATCGTCTTCGTGTACTTCTAAATCCATATCACCATCCCAAGGTATCCAACCACCATATAATAATACACCAATTAAAGAACCTGCTATTAAAAAATAACGTATTTTATACTTTTGACATATATTATCAAACTGTTTCATCATATTCCCCATTTTTATTTGTCCATCTTTTAGATGTTTAATATCATCTTTGGATAATTTGTCAGCATAATCAAAATTATTATAAGTAGTGAATGCCTCATTATTTTTTACATTTTTATATAAATAAAAAGTTAATAATGTTATTACTAATGTGATTAATATTATTAATAGTAATATTTTAATCATTTACAATAAAATAATAAAATAATAAAATAATAAAATATCAGTTTACACCATTAAAGATGTAAATAATCAATACATTGGATAGTTCTGATAACGATGAGCAGAACCTTGTTGTCTAGCAGGGTTATTTAAATGACATTTTCTAGCATTACCTTCTTTACAGGACGAACCTGTATTGTATAACCAATTAGCAAAACCAGATTGGTTATTAACGGCTTCTGTATTAGGCATAGTGTAATAGCGTTGCTGACCATTAGATTTATTGAAAATATCACCAACAGACTTATATAATCCTTTATTGAAATTATCTTCAATTGGTTGTTTGACAACCTCTGGAGAACAAATTTTACTCTTTTTACGATTATCAAATGGCATAAAGTTGTCAAATGGATTATCCTCTGTTGGCATACTACATTCTGTATCAGTCATATGTTCCAGAATATTACTATTATTATTCATTGGAACTAGGTTTCCAGAAGGAACATCTTTAATGCTAAGTTTCCTTTCATTTTCGGTAATAGATTTTTCTGTTTTAGCGGATGCTTGACGTAATAGGTAGAGAACTGCAGTGCCTACCATAGCAATAATTGGTACATATAGGTAAAGATAGTTCTTGTGGAATACTGTAAGAATTACACCAATATATATGCTACAACGGACGATGGCATTTACTTTTTCAGGATATGTCATTGTCTTTTTGGGGATAAATTGGTTGAGTTTATCAGTATCTAGTAATGTATTATTGAGGTCTTGAAACCAATATTTTTCTGTGGGTGAAGTCATATTATCCTATTATATTTATGGTTAGATTGTTTTTCTAGTAAAATAATAACTATGGCAGACTTCGGATTTAAATTATATGGTTTCATTATATTTTTCGTAGTATTATTATCAATGTGGTTATGGAAAAAATATAAAAGTCATTGTAATTCATTTGAAAATCAAATACTAACTGATGATGATGAAACAATACCAAATATGAATTATAACGTTCATAATGAGAAAGACGTTCATTATTTATTTTGGACTGGGGGATATGATAGCACATTTAGATTATGCCAACTCCTATTAGTTGAAGATAAACCTGTTAGACCTATATATCTTATGTGTGGTAATGTAGATGATAGTGATGATTGGCTTACTATGGTATCTAGGAAAAATGTTTCTACAGAGATTACGACAATGAAAGATATTAGAACTGAATTACTTCAGAATAATACACATCTAGCGAATAAATTATTACCAACATTTTATGTTGTTAGTATTAAGAAAAACCTAGAAACAACAGCGAAATTCAAAAGATTACATAAATATTTAAAATATTTTAGTAGAGATATTAATCAATATGAAAGAATGGCTAGATTTAGCAAAGAATTCAAATTTCCTATTGAGATTGGATTAGAGAATTGTGGGACGGGACTAGATGAGGCTACTAAAGGGAAGAGGGTTGGACAGGGGTCTAGTTGTCAGTTAATGAATAATTTACCTTTAAAGTATCAGGATTTGGAGATATTCCGTGATTTCAGGTTTCCAATATGTCATTTGACTAAGGAAGAGATGAAGACTATTTCATTGAATAATAATTTCTATTATTTGCTAGTAATGACGTTTAGTTGTTGGTATCCTGATAAAGATGGCAATGCTTGTGGTAAATGTCAAATGTGTAAGAAAAGAATTATAGTTGGAGTTTAATTTTCAAAGTATTATTATGAATTATTATGTATTATTATTTTTTTATTATCATTTCGTGTAGATAGTTAAATATTTTATGTACTTTTATAATAAAAAACTCTTTTTTTAGAATTAAACAAAAGGAGAAAATAAATAAAACGCAAAAGGTTTAATAATATATAATAATGGCAACATTAAATTTAAAAAAGTTCGAAATTGATACTATCCCAAATGGTAGTGTTATTATGATGATTGGAAAACGTAATACAGGAAAAAGTTTCTTAGTTAAAAGATTTTGTTTTGGGAAACGTCATATTCCGATTTGTTGTGCTATATCAGGAACAGAGGGTTCAAATCAATTCTATAGTAAAATTATGCCACCAATATTCATTCATGACGAATATAGTTCAGAAGTAATTGCTAGAATGGTAAAAAGACAAAAACTAATTGTATCGAAGATGAATAAGCAAACCGAAACATATGGTAGAACTGATATTAACCCCGATTGTTTAATTGTATTAGACGATTGTTTATATGATTCTGGTTGGACAAAAGACCCAGAAATGCGTCGTCTTTTTATGAATGGTAGACATCATAAAATCACACTAGTCATTACTAGTCAGTTTGCTTTATCTTGTCCTCCAAATTTACGAGGACAAATTGATTATGTATTTTTATTAAGGGAAAATATTGTATCTAACAGAAAGCGTTTATATGACCATTTTGCTGGTATGGTAAATACATTTGAGATATTCTGTCAAATTATGGACCAATGTACCGAGGATTATCATTGTCTAGTAATTGATAATACAACAAAATCTAATAAATTGGAAGACCAATTAATGTGGTATAAGGCTGACGATGCCCCTTCATTTAAAATGGGAGATGACAAGTTTTGGCAATATAGTCAAGCTCATTGTGCGAATGACGATGAAGAGGTAGAGACTGATATAAATGATATTGGGAAAAAGAAAAATGCTTTAAATATTCAAGTAAATAAAAAATACTAGACTAAAATATACTAGACTAAAATATAACTAGACTAAAATATACTAGATTTTATTAATTTTTTCATCTTTAATAATCTTACCATTCTTAAATTCAATTACTCTATTACCTAGTGGTAATACATCTATATCGTGTGTAATAATAATCAATGTTTTACGTGTTTTCAAATATTTCAATAAATTAATAATTTGACGTTTGCTATCAGGGTCTAATCCATTTGTAGGTTCATCTATAATTAGCATAGGGGAACTCTTATATACGCATCGTAATAGCCAGATGACTTGTCTTTGACCACCTGATAAGTGAGAACCACCTTTGCCAACATTTTTATGCATTTTCTCTCTGAACTTATTTGATAAATCCGTCATACCAACATCTTCTAGTAATTTATAAATTTCTTCTTCTTTAACTTTGTGTTTTTCTTCATCTGTAAGTCCATAGATGATATTTTGCCATAGTGTGCGATTGAATAGTTGAGATGTCTGTGGTATATAGATAATATTATTGCGGATATCGTCAATATCGATATTCTTTTTATTAATACCATTGATATAGATGTCTCCACTATCTTGTTTAATAAGTCCAACAATCATTTTAGCAGAAGTAGATTTACCACTACCAATATGACCTAGAATAATAACATCTTCGTTAGAATATAACTTCAAATTCAAATTATTGTATATTTTAGTGGTAGAACTTGGGTGTTTGTAGTTAATATTATGTAATTCAACATCAATTTGGTTTTGAATACCCATAGGTTTTGTTATATTAGTTGGATTATTAGGTAAGTCAGATATGAATTTATTAATAATATCTACTTGACTTTTAACACTTACAAATTGTTTAGTATCATAGTATAGACTGAGCAAATCATTTAGTAGAGAGAAGTTAATCATAAATATGCTAATTAATGCTGGTGATGATATTGTTTTGTTATTATATAAATAATATGCTGTATAATTTAGACCAATGAAGATAACAATATTGAGGAGGGAATAGATGATTTTGTATTTACTATTACATTTATTCGATTTAATGAGGTGATTTTCGATTACTTTACCATATTTATTAATACGTTGTTTTTCTTCCGGAATTTTCTTATTTGTATAAATTGATAATAGGTTTTGTAATGTATCGTCAATTTCTTCAAAGTATTCATCATATGATTCGAAAGTCTTTTTAACAGTATCACGACATTCATTAACATAGCATAATGATAACATAACAATCGCTACAATAGACATTATATAAATTAGTGCTAATGAATAATGATAATTATATAGATAGACGAAGGTTGATACAATTACAATGGAATTGTTAAAGAGAAACTTTTGGAATTGATTGTAAATATCGTCTAAGATATAGGGTAAATCATGCAATTTCGATTGAATATCACCTGTTTTTATATCTTGATATTCTTGGTTATAACGGTCAACAATTAAATCAAAGAATGTTTGACGAACATATGTATTCAGTTTAGGCCAAATCATTTTATGTATATATGACAGAGTAATACCAAGACATTGAATTACAATCCAAATACCCAATATTACACCGAATAGATATTTTGCTTCATCCATTTTTCCAGATTTTAGGGTATCAATAATTTTACCATAATAATGGGGCATAGCAATACGTTGCATTGGAAGTGAAACTAGAGTAAGTAATAGGAATGAGTATAATTTCCAATTATCTTTTACAAATTGATAGTAAATTTGATATATCATTTTTTTTGCTTTTTATTAGTATCTTATTGTTTTTATTACTACAATTATATAAAGTATATCTATATTACAAAGTATATCTATATTACTATTTATATAGAATTTAAAAGAAAAAAATTTATAAATGTAAATTTTTTACTTTGTTCATCATTTTTTCCTATTTTTATATTATAATAACAATGTCAAAACGTGTTATATTCTATTATCAGACTTTTTGTGGATTAAAGTCTTTACTAAAACTTAGCCCACAACCAACTACACATATCCATTTATCTTCAATACACTTTGGTTTAGAGAAGGACGGACATATCCCGTATATTCACTTGAATAATAGTCATCCTGACGATAATTGTTTTAATGAGGTTTGGAAAGATATTAAAGAGGCACATAATAAAAATATAAAAATTGTCTTAATGATAGGTGGTGAAGGTGGTGCTTATAATATGTTATTCTCAAATTATAATGTATATTATTCTTTATTAAAACAGGTTCTTAATAATCACCACGAGATTAGCGGAATAGATTTAGATATTGAAGAAGAGACTAAATTAGAAAATATCTTACAATTTGTATCAGATATTAAGCGGGATTACCCAAATTTTATTATTACATTCGCACCAATCGCATCTACATTACAATATGATGGTAGTAGTATGGCAGGTTTTTCTTATAAAGAATTATACAATAAAATAGGAAATGAAATAGAGTATTTTAACGGACAATTCTATGAAGACTATACATATAAAGCATTCAAACAGTGTGTAGATAATGGGTATCCTGCTAATAAAATTGTAATGGGAATGTTAAATAATGCTGCTGACCTAGATAACAATTTGAAAACAATTTCAACTATATCTAGGTATTATCCAGATATTGGTGGAGCATTTGTATGGGAATATTTTGAAGGAGATAAACCACCCGATGAATGGTCTGTTAAAGTTAATGAAGCTTTACACCCTGTATATCCTGCTTATTCTGATAATTGTAATATTTCATAATTAGATTTATACAACTTTATTACTAGAATAAAAAAACCAATTACAATGAATTATAATAAAATTTTATAAATTTTTACAATTCAAACCAATAATAACTATCTCAGATGAAGCCTTTGATTTATTCATTCCATATTTCCAACTTGTATCAATAATTTTAAAATCTTTATATAAATTTTTGATATATTCGCAATTATTATAGGTCATAACCCAATTTTTTTTTGTTAATAAACATTCGTATAATTTTTCGTGAGAGAATTTTTCATGCATATCACCATTATTTCCGTATAATTTAGAACCTTTTTCTAAATAATATGGTGGGTCTAAAAATATCAAGTTTCTTTCATTATTATTTTGATTGATAAAATCTTCAAAATCAAGATTATATATATCAAAATGGGAAAGGTCTAGTTGTTCTATTCTATCAATTGAAGATTGGGTAAATCTTTTTTTAGAAGCTTCTAATGAAAATCCACCAGATAATGTTGCACCACTAAATGAGCTACGATTTATAATGAAATACATAATGCTTTGATTAAATTCATTCTTTTCGTTCATTATTTTTTCTCTTATACTTATAAATTTATCTTTTGTAATAGCATTTAAATTTTTGCTTAACTCTTCGCACATTTTATTTTTACTAGATTTACAGATTTTCCAAAAATTATACAGTGGGATAAACTTATCATTAGCCAAAATATTCAACTGATAATTATTTTGAATATGAAATTCGAATGATCCACCTCCAAAGAAGGGTGAAACTATATTATCAAATGATGTAATATTAAAATGTTCATTTAAAATAGTATCTAATTTTGTACATGCTCTTGTTTTTCCCCCTGGGTATCTCAAAGGTGATTTGTTTTGTTTTATTTCCATTTTATTAGTATTATGAACTTTTTTAAATTTATAAAAATCCTTTCCACATATAGTTTATAACTATATTTAACAATTTACTTTAATATATTGTTAATATATTTTATTTTTAAAT